AATAGGGAGAGGGGGACTTGAACCCCCACGGGCAATGCCCAACAGATTTTAAGTCTGGTGTGTCTACCGATTCCACCACCTCCCCAGAAAGCGATCTCTCAACCGCATGAATGTATGATACCAGAATTAGAAGGGCATGTCAAGAGGGGGAGGTCCAGCAAGTCCCATATCGGGAGTTTCAAGTGCTTTTTGCATCTCTGCTAGTTCTTTCAGAACTTCTTCTGGAACTGGGGATTTTTCCATTACAGGAACAAGAAGAAAATCACCGTGATCTTCAGTTGTCACTCGCAAAGACATTCGATTTCGTCCAACAAGAACTTCACAGATAAACTCTGCATTTTCAACTAACTCAGTGAGATTGATTACAGGTACTTGTGTATTTGTGTTCATAGTTTATAGATGCGTTGTTCAGGAGTAAGAACGTTCTGGCAGTATTCTACCATATTTTCGAATTGAATACGTCCTTCTTCAGTAAAAGGACAAGACTCAGACATAAATTCACCATCATGACCGTGCATTTCAATTGTACGTTTGGTGAAATCTAGAACCACATGGTCTAGTTCAGAGAAGACGTTGATTTCCATAGAGTTGTTTTAAGAGAGTTCCTTTGAACCCTTACAGAGTTATCATAGCACCATGGGTCCCCCCTGTCAAGGGGTCTCTAGTTAAGATTGATGAACGGTGCCTTAAGGTCGATGACTCCAGCAGATTTAATTGATACTGCTGCGCTACCATCTACAAATACACCTCCAGCAGCAGAAGTTAAAGATAATGCTCCTGCAGCAACAGAGATAGTCGCCACTCCCGCACCAACGGTAACAAAGAAACCAGAAGCACCAACTAGTAATGAAATTGGACCAGCAGTATTATTTACAGTATATCTAGGAACTGCATCTGCAGCTGATCCACCAGGATTCAAAATCATGTCATATGAACCATGCATGATTGTAAAGATTCCAGACTTTAATCTAGGAATTGGTGGTAAATTAATATTACGAATTAATGATGGGGTTTCTACGTAAATTGCATTACCAGCAGTTAATTTCAAGTCATTGGAACAGTTGATATTAAAACTAGGAACGTTTAGTGATAAATTATCAGAAATGATCTTTTGATCTGTACCTGCCTTTGCTGCTGTGGTAGTTCCCATAGCTTGGGTTTCAAATTTACCTCTACCAGAAATCTCAGTGTCACTATCAAATGTAATTATATTCTTTCTCTGCTTATTACTATTGTCTCCTGCTGTTCCATCATTTTTTACTGGTTGTGGAGCTCCATTACACTTAAATGCGAGTCTTCCACCAACTTCAATATCCAGATTACCTACAATCTTTAACTTATAATCTCCATCTACAGTATGTTGGAACGCAGCCTTATTATAGAGTGAAAAATCTTTTTCACAGTCAATACCAAGAACATTTGGATATACTTTTTGAACACCTGAAATAGTATCTGCTCTATTTACTTGTTGATTTGCTCCAGCAGATTGTCCGTTTTGAAGTGCTAATTGTTGTCTTCTGTGATTTTCATACTCAGTAGTATTATGTGAAATACTAGTGGTTGTTGATCCATCAGCATCTCTTCGGATTGTTGCCCTTCTTCCTGGTGTGCTAAACTGTGCTTCATATGCACCATTGTTGTAGTTTGTTACTGCAGTTAAATATGGATCTGCTTCGTTTACAATTGAGTTAAGAACGTTTGTTGCTTGATTTAGACCAGAAAATCCACCACTACTACTTCCACATCCAGCATTTCCCCCAAGAGGACTTCCACCACTAAAATCACAAGAAGTCTGCCCTAAAAATGGTATAAATCCAAGTAACTCATCTCCTCCAGGTGCAGTTCTATCGCACTGAGTTGGAAGAAGTCCAATAATTAATGATATAATCGACGTAATACTTGACAGATCACTAATACTAAGATCCTCCAGATTTTCAAAGAAAGCTGTTCCCTGTTTAAGTACATCTGAAACTGTTCTAGCAACCGATACCGCAGCTGTTACCGCATTTATAATGCTTTGGATTTGTGAAAATAGTTGTTCTATAGCACAAAGAATATCTGAAATAATTGTATTGAATGCATCTTCAACTAAGGAAAATATTAAATCAAATGCTTGACCAAGCATTTGCTCAACAAATTGATCTACAGTTCCAGATAAAGCATTTAAAATACTATTGAAGAAACTACTATCAATATTACAGAGATAATTTAATACTAACTGAATAATAGACTGTAATGCGGTTGTATATACAAAAGGAATACCTAGAAAAGAAGTTAGTTTTAATGCTCTAATGACTGATGCCATTTGAGTAACAAATAGTTCTTTAACTGCAGCAACAACTTCAGAACAAACTCCACTAATAAGATTTTTAATTTTACCAGTTAAAGAATCAACATTCTTAACTGTTCCATCAACAACACTAATCCAATCATCTCCCTCTGGAACAAGAGTGGCAATAGTAGCACCTAAGTCATTAAGCATATAACTTAAATGTGCTTCAAATGTGTTTGCTGATCCTGCAACACCATTAGCAGCAGGACGAGCTTCAGTATTAACGCCAAAGGTCTTTGGAAGATTAGCGTTTGCTGAATTTGATGGGTGTCCAGGAGCAACAGGAGTTCCTTGAACACTACTATTTGCATTTACACTTTGTCCAGTTCCTTTAGTTTCAGATTGTCCCGTTACTGGATTAGTGACAGAGAAATTAGAAGTATTATCAAACTCGTTGCTACCATATAAACTTTCTATGACACCATTAGTAGTTCCTGGTTTATATGCTCTAACAACACCCATAACAACTGGTTGCTGAGCTTCTTGTCCGTCTAAGAAGAAACCCATAACCATAGCACCAGGTTTCAATTGACCAGGAGTTTTGCCAGTTCCCTCTTGTCCACCCTGATCTGTTGGTTGTAAAACAATTGCCCAAGGCAGATCTTCATCTGGCATCTTATCTGCAAAGTTGTTTTCGATGCCAGTATACCAACCAGAAATTCTTACTTTAACTCTACCAATTTCTAGTGGATCTTGATCATTAACAACCTCACCAAACCACCAGAAGAATCCATCTTTTCCCATGAAGTCAACATTGGGCTCATTAATAATTCCATCAAAAGTAGTTGGCATTTAGTTATCAAAACGCTTCAAAAATATTTATACAAGAAAGGGAGGTGCTAAGACCTCCCTCATCTACTAAACTTCTACCGTGATCAGTCGGTTCGCATAATCATGTGCATAATGAGTACGAGCACCATGAATGCCCCAACCAATCCAACTATACGCATCATTCATGTAAGAGTTGATAGAACGTCCACTTTGCTTCATTCTATCTTCAATTCTCTTCCATTGAACTTCATTAGTCATATAACGAAGTTGCGTGTGAAGTGATGATGGTGACCCACCATACCTCTTAGCAAAATCACCCAATCCATAATATCTGTTGGCAGATGTCCATTGAATCAGTCCATATCCTCCCCAACAGGAGTTATAACTGACTCTACCACCACCTTCGCAAATATTAGCATGGAAATTACTTTCTTGCTTAATATTGCCCATGATAGTAGCAAGGGCGTTTCTGTCATTAATACCTTCATCTTGCAAGAATGCAAGTGCAGTATTTTCATTATCATTACACCCTTTACAAATTAGCCTCTTCTCTTTTGGCTTTTCGGGAGCAACCTCTAGGATCGCTGTCTTCTCATCTACAAGATTCATTTTTTCAGTTGTGAAAGGAGGGGGTGGACCCTGCATCTTGTAGTTGACGAATGGCAGTGTTGCCGTACTGGTTGTAACCGATGCCAATAAAGACATGGCTACTGTAAAGTGATTAAACATTAACTCCGATTGAACTCTACATCCGAATAGAAGGGGGGTACACCTAACTTCTCAGAAGGCACCTTCCTCGGCTCTAAATGGTAATACTCAAACTCTCATAATAAAAATTGGTATACCAATGGGAACAGATAGATTTGAACTATCGACCTCTGCGTTATCAGCACATTGCTCTACCTCTGAGCTATGCTCCCATATGGGCGATGACGGGATCGAACCGCCGACGTACACGGTGTAAACGTGCCACTCTACCGCTGAGTTAATCGCCCGAAATGATAGTAGTCTTTGCTACCCCATATCAGTTTATTATCTATATATCCCGCATCACGGGATCTAAGTTGGTTAGGTGTAAGAATAAAGTCGGAATGAAGAATTGCACCACGAACGATACACTCCATTCCGATGTTTTTACCTTTCCATCTTCCATTATCAAGTGTAACTAAGACATCACACTTTTCATTCCGAGTACCGTCTAGTCCCCAATTCTGTATGATAATACCTGACTCTGTTTCGAATAATGTATTAAGTCTTTCTCGGTATGGTTTTTTCTCTCCTTCATAGTGATACCACTGTTTAGAAAGATACTTTCCATCACCGACAGATTCCCAAGAAGTCAGAATCCAGGCATATCTAGATGGGTTGCTATATGCTTGATCTCTGTTTGACCAGCGCCCAAGCAGGCAACTCAAGAACTCCGTAATCATAACACAAAAACTTCAAGGTGTCAAACGTCGTATTTCTTACACTCTGCGGCATCTGGATTAGCATCACAATATAATTCTAATGGTGTTGGATCCCGATCATCTTCGGGATGATTTACTTTATATGCCTGCAATGCATCCAACTCACTCTCAGTATGTCTTCTTGCCTGAGGAGAAGTGGTTGGATCATCTAAAATTTTCCTATCATGCTCAATATGCTTATCAATATTTTCCATCGAAAGTATCCGAATGAACTAATATATTTATGTTGAAGGTCTAGATGATCCTAAGGAATCTTTCACTAAAACAACTTCAGTTGACATAACCCCATTATTTAAATGATGACGAACACCTGCAATAACATATAATCCACTATAAATTTGATCCATTTCAACACTAGTATTGTCACTTATATTAATTGGTATTTCTACTGTTAATGGATTTCCTACATGTAGAGCAGCATTACCAGCAACTCTAATATTTAATTTAATTGCTTCAAAAGTAGCTTTTCTACAGTGAGTATAAATTGCTGTTTCTTCAGTTCTTGGTGTTACTACTCCACTGGTTAAATTTAAGTTTTCCTTATCAGTAGAATCCCATGCATGAATCATATTAGTTCTCATTCTATTTCTTCTTGCTCTAGCATACATAGGAACATTTGAAGAATTTTCAAATGGATTTACTGTACCAAGGTGACTTTGATTTTCATATAACTGTGAAATTTTGAATCCAACTCCACCATAAGGTTTTTGATCGTTTGACGGTGTTGGAAATTTACTATTTGGTATTACATCTAAAGCAATTGTGGTATATAAACCAGCATAAGATCCGTTTCTTATAGCTAAGGTAGTATTAAAAACATCTGGATAACTTATACTCTCAATATTACCAACATCAACAGATTCGCTAGTACTTCTTTTTGGTGAATATCGATATAATGGATGCCTAATTTTATTACCATTCCTATCAGTATATTCCGTAAAATTTAAAGCATCTTCAATAATTTTATCAAAGGATTTGAAATGAAATCCATCATAATTTTCATAGAAAATAAATCCGCTTTGTGCCTGTCCCCCAGAGCTCTGTTTTCTAATAGCTTTACCACCCATCCAGTTAATTGCATCGTAAACTCTCATGCCAGGAATAACACACTGAAATTTATCTCGGGTTTCCTCTATTTTCAGTTCTTTTCCATTTTGAGTTATATCCATCCCCTTTACTGAATCGGATAGTATTTCATTTACTATTTCAGAAACTTTCTTATTCTTATATGAACCAAAAACATAAGTCAATTCATTGGTAGCAGCTTCTAAAGAAACGCATTCTATCGTATACTTTGCATTTTTTTCCAACTTAATAATTGGTCCAATTCTATACACTCTAAATGCATAAGCTTTAGATTGCTCTAGATCTGGTAAAGTAAATACCAACTCTAAGATTTCATCTCCCTTAAATTTTGTATATGTACTAACCGAATCATTAACAACCAAACTAGCCCTGATACCAGGAAAATCAATACTTTCCGAAATATTAATTTCCGTTACCATAGAATCAAAACTAGCACCCCAAGTGCCTTCAGTTTCACTCTTAACTCTAACAGTTTCTAACTTATACTTCGTACTCATTTTAACTAAAAACCCCTATCTTTGGTTGATATAATGATGTTGTAGAACCCCAAGCAAGTTCAATCGGAATAACAGTTGATTTTCCTGGCAACAAAACTGGAGGTGTTGCTGGTGTTTGTGGAGAAGCTGCTGTTTTAGGAGCATTTGCAGTTGCCTTCAATGCTTCTGCAGTTGCCTTGGCAGCTGCTTCTTTAGATGCTTTTGCTTTATCATCTTTCGCTTTAGCTGCCGCATCACTAGCAGCAGAAACGTTTGTGGCTGGGGGAGCATACCCAAGACTTTGATTTAGTTTTTGAATTGCTGTTTCTAGAGCTTGGAATGGATCTTGTTGTGGTTGTTCTCCGTCTACTGGAATATTATTTTGTTGCGCTGGATCTGTTCCTGGTTTAGCACCTTGGATTGGTTTACCACCAATAGTAATATCGCTAAGTGCTCCTGTTTTCAAAGGATCAAAAGATCCATCCTGCCCAAAACTTAACTTGCTTCTGTGTTCATAATGTAAGTGGGGACCAGTCCCGACACCAGTATTCCCTAGTGTACCAATCTTAGTTCCAGGTTGTATAACATCTCCTTTCTTAACTAAGAATCCATCTAGGTGTGCAAAACGAAGAACCTTTCCAGGCTTCACTTCCAAATCAACAGTATTACCATAACCACTATAGGTAGATGCATAAAGAACCTTACCACCAGTTAAAGATGTAATTGGAGTACCAGTAGGAACACCAGCAAGATCTACACCAGCATGAAACTTACCCCAACGAGGTCCATAGTTGGATGTTATAACTGCACCGCCAGAAGTAGCGGTTTTTAATCCAGCATCACCAGAACCCTTAGGATCTTTTACTTCTCCTCCTTTAGCATATCCAGGAAGAGCATATCCACCTTGTTTCGCTTGACGCATCCTTGATCCAGTCAAACCAGGATTATTTTTAGTTGCTGGAGTATCAAAAGGTACTACAAATGCTCCACCAGCAGCTTTCTTAAATCCAACCCATTCAGTTCCATGACCAATAAAGGCAGTAGAACCACCGCCATCTAGAGATACTGGATAACCAGACATAGGACCAGAGATCCATCCTCCTTCTGCTTTTTTCGGTGTTATAACAGGACCATATCTTCCGTTAGTTGGTTTTTCCCATTTATCTGGAGTATTTCCAGCTCTTCCTGCTCTCTTTCCTCTGGCTTTGAGAATTGCTCCCATTGCATAACTAAAATACCCAACAGGAGTTTGATCTCCACCAAACATTCCCTTGAGTATTTTAACCTTACCATTCGATAGGTCTCTGACTAATGGACCGCCAAGATATTTTGGATCGATTAGTACAGATGATGTTAAATCAGTAAGAGGATCTCCTGGTTTTTTCCATTCAAAAACATCACCAGCATCATTATACCAATATCTATTATTTCCACCCTCAACTGGCATGAGTCCACCACCAGGAGAATGTCTAGCAGATTTACCTTCTCCTGTAGTAGTACCCTGAATTCCTTTAAGAGTTCCATCATCTCGTAATCCTCCTGCTCTCTTTATTGATTCTTGAGCAGTATTAGTAGATCCACCAGCAGCTCCTCCTCCCTGAGCACCAGGAGTAGTTGTGGGGGTATCGGTGGGAGGAGGTGTATCTGTAGTAGGTGCAGGTGTAGTAGTTGAACTACCACCAATTTTGTTTCCAATCACCTGAACAGCAGCAAGCATATTGCTGAGTAATCCAAGTACAGAAGTATCTGCAACTTTCTTATAAGTTTTAGAATCTTCTTTTACTGCTACACCTTTACCAAAGATTTTATCTAAAACTCCTCCTTTTCCTCCTTTGGTTTTAACTTTACTATCTTTTGATGTCTTTGATGTTAATCTTTTAACTAATGATGGAGGAACACCAAAACTATTTGCAATAGGAGCAATAATATTTCCAATTATAGGGGTCAACATTTTACCCGCAGGTGTTCCACTAACAATACTGGAAATATTAGCAAGAATACCAGCACCAATCCCTCTAAATGGTGCAATAAAAAGATCTGATAGTTTTTGTGCTTGTTTTGAGTCTCCACCACCTTTGAACATTCCTCCTAAAGAAGACAGTGGTTTAATGCCAGCATTCGCCATCCTCGCAGCATTACTGAGAGGCATACGCATTTCTGGTCCCCTTTCACCTATCAATGCTGATGTTGGTCTGGTTGCAACACCTCCCATTGCCAACTCTGGCAATCCACCACCAGATCCACCACCAGATCCACCACCAGCAACGCTTCCAGGTTCAGCACTGAATTCACTAGGACCACCAGCCATCTGTGCTCCGACGACCAGTGGAACAGCAATGGTGGCCACAGCAGCAGCACCCTTCGCTATTGCTCCTAAACGTCCTCCACCTCCTCCTGCTGCCCCCTTAGCACCCTGCTGAGAGGACCATGCACCAAATCCTCCACCAGCAGCAGCACGACCACCACCAGCAACTTGCTTTGCTAAAGTTGCCTTTGTTTTAAATAGTGACGAATAGAGAGTCTTAAGTACCCAACCAACACCTTTTAAAACTAATCCTGGTTTCTTGAGAATTAATGCGCCACCAAGTATAGCCCCAAATCCAGTAATGAAAGTAACAAACCCACCAAGTTTTTGAAATATATTTTTCTTGCCATCTAACATGGTGGCAAGTCCATCAAACATCTTAACAATATTATCCCTGAGGAATCTAGAGAAGAAAGTAACTACATTAACGATTGCAGAAACAATCTTAATTAACTTCTCCATATTTGCTGGATTACCCATCCATCTCAATACAGACTGAGTAACAACAAACTTAAGTAACGCACCACCAAGTTGAGCTAACCCAGCAAGAAATCCACCTGCTACTGCGGTTGCTGCTTTACCAACTCCTAAAGATGGGAATCCACTCCCACCTTTCTTCATCTTATTCTTTTCTTCTTTCTCTTTTTGAAATCTCTTCTTCTCTTCCTCAAACTCCTTGTCTTTTAGTTTAAGATTTTGAATTAATGCATCTCTAATCTGCTTATTAATTACAATAGTAGAGTTGATAGTAGCACCAATTCTATTCAATCCTGTGGTAAATGCTCGATATGAAACCTGAGATGCTTTCATTCCAGCATCTTTAGATGAACCACCTGCAGATGGTAAAGATACCATCTTATACATTGTGACTTTAGAAGATTTAGGTGCAGTTACAGCCATTTATTATATCGAGAATGTGATTGGAGTTCTTGGATATATAACCTGAGGTGCCGCAAATGCAGCTGCAGTATTTACAGAAGTATTTATTGGTAATGGAATAACACTGGGAGCTCCTGCTTCTTCTGATGCTTCTTTCATTGCTTTCACAGCAGTAGACATATTATTAACTCCCTTAGCGGCAGCTGCAGAAGATCCTGTTGCTGCTAATTGAGGAGTATTCTTACCAAATGCTATCTCAGTTGTAGATGGTTTAGTACCTTGAGTTGTAGTAGTATATCCCAGTGTGGAATTTAGTCTATTAATTGCTTCTTCTAATACCTGGAATGGATTCTTCTGTGGTTCTTCAGGTGTCGAATCAGATGGTCTTATTGTATTTGAATCAGATGGATTTATTGTAGTAGGTGCTCCAGATTCATCTTTTACTGTTGAATCTCCACCCATAAAACCTCTAGCCATGGCACGAAGTTTATTTCCACCACTACCATTCGCTTCTCCCTTTTTCAGTTGCCAAAGATCCCATCGTTCACCAGTTCCTCCCCATCCCTTCGGACCATAATTATCATGACCAGTATATCCATCTTTTAATGAAGCTGCTTCTGCATGAGTCATAACATTTTGTAGGTTAATATCACTTGGTTTCCATTTCCAACTCTTTGCGATATTTGCAATTTCTTTCGCCATATTTGTAATCTGAATTGGTTTTGGAGGCATACTCCATGGGTCAGGATTACCACCCATAGCAGCAATACTTAATCCAACACCAGTACCATTTCTCTTGTAGGTATGAGAAACAGATCTATCATTATAGTCATGAAGTCTAGCAACGGTTCCATCACCTTGTATAACTGAGTGATAATGACCAGGTTGTTTAAATTCATATCCACTAGCAGTCCAATGTAAAAATATTTTCCCTCCCTTAGCAAATTTAGAAGTATTCATTTCTTCCTTCAAAATCATCTTATTTTCACTCAAAGGTCCATTTCCAGGTCTGGGATTAGTTAATAGACCACCTTTAGCCATTTTTGCATACTTACTGTAGACTTGATTACCATAGGTTATTCTATTATCATATCCAGGATCTCCAGGGCCTTCACCAGATCTTTCATATTGCTTAACAAATAAATGAGCAGCTTGTTGAACTGTCTTAGCACTTTTGAGAGTTCTTAAACTGAGTCCACCATCACCAGTATCAAGTTCATGCCAAACAAATTGTAATTGGGCTTCTAGTGTTTCTGGATTTAAATTTTTACTTTTAGCAAAATTAACTAACTTTGGCCATCTATCTCTAGGATCCCATTGTGCAATTCCTTTATGTCCTATGCTGTTAGTAATTTTAGGATTTATATTAACTCCAGCCTCTTGCATGAAATTACCAACCAATCCTGCAGCTTGTTCTGGAGTCAATCCCTTAGATTTAAGATAATTAAATGCCTTCTCTGCATTTGCACTCCCAGTAAAATCTCCAGAAGTATCACCACCTCCTCTACGAGAAGGAGAAGGTGCTCCTCCACCACCACCTCCTCCTGATAAATTCTTCTTACTAACCCAAATTAAAGCACCTAAAATATTAGCAAGTTGACCTCTAAGCGTTAATGGATTATTTGCTGGATTTTTTTTATCCGTTATTCTAACTGTTTTATCTCCAATGAATAGAGAAATTCCACTATTATCTCCAGCATCAATTTCAAATTCTCCTTTTCCACCCTTATTAACAGTCTTACCTAAGGTATCACCACCACCTCCAGCAACTTTAGAAACACCAAAAAGATTTGCTGCAGATGCTAAATCAGATCCTATTAAGGACTTAGCAATTTCTCCTGCTGCGCCCATTCTGGATAATGCTGATTCTGTTGCTCCAATAATGGTAGAAGCCATTGCACCACTACCACCTAGTTTACTTAAAGGTATAACTGCTTCTGGTCCATTCTCACCCAATCCAGCGATAGTTGGTCTATCGACAATACCACCTTCAGCCATCCATGGAAGTTTGGGAAGACTATCTTTAATTCCTTTTATTGGACTTAAAATATTATTAATTAATCCCCCAAAAGCTTCATTTTCTTTTTTAACTAAATCTGGAAAGAAATCCCTACCAAATAAGTATGTGTCTAATACCATTGATAATGCTGATGTTGCGCCGCCAGTAAACAATCCAGCAATATCCAAAATTGCAGATAAAGCTTCTAACGCAGCACCAGATTTATCACCATTCTTTAATCTATCGTAAGCAAAATATAGATTGACAAGACCACCTATAACTGGTATTGCTTTTCCACCAAGTTTCTTAAGAACTTCCTGTCCACCCTCTTTCTGAACCTTAGCCATGATCTTACTATAGCCAGGTATTTTCTGGATAGTTCCTACTGCCTTTTCACCAAGATTATTTGCAAGTTTAATTACACCTTTTTTCTCTAAAAAGTCGTAAGCTGCTTTAGCAATTGGTTGCATTGCCTTTTGAGTGCTAGATTTTATAAACTCTCCAGATTTAATGAGTTTATCTCTAGCACCTTTGGTTATGTTGCTGCCAAATTTTTTAAAATTTGCAAATGCTTTGGATAACCCACCAGTAACACTTTTTTTAAGATTAGATAAATTACTAGTAACACCTTTTTTAAGGTTAGTAAAGTTATCACCAATCTGAGTTAGTAAACCTTTTGGTTTTGGAGGTATTTTCTTAAATTTTCCTCTTACTTTGTTTAAAGCATCGCCAGGTTTTTTACCTGATTTAATAAGATCATCATAATACCTAGCAGCATCATCACCATAATTTTCTGCTACCTTTTGAGCACCTCTGCCCAGCTGAGGTTTTGCTGATCCACCACCTCCCGCTGGGGTGGCACCGCCTCCGCCGCCTCCTCCTCTAGCAGATAAGAGATCAATCAATCCAATGATGTCATTAACAAGACTGAATGGATTTAATAAGTATCCAAGTGCTTTGAAACCTGCAATACCAATTAATAATTGTCCTAATCCACCAAGTACTTCACCAAATCTATCTAAACCCTTCTTATCGCTACTTCCAAATACTTTTGCAAATCCAGTTAAAACTGCATCTGTAGATTTGTAGGCAATATTAAATGCCCACTTAAAAACTGTAGAAAATGATTTAACAAATACTACTAACTTATCTTGATTCTTTCCATCGCCCATCCATCGAAGGATAGTTTGCGATATTACAAATCTACCAACAAAAGATATTATTCCTGCAAATGGTCCAAATATTTTTTCTAACCATCCAAGGCTCTTCTTCTCCTTCTTCTGAACTTCCTTGGATACATCTTCTTGCTGCTTCTTATTGAAAGATTCGGATACGTCTTCTGCTTTTTGATCTTTTCTATATCCTTCTCTCTTCTTTCTAAATGTTGTGGTCTGTGCTAGATATTTGTTCTCGTATATAATAATATCACGAATCTGTTGTTGGGTCTTACCCAGACCCTCCATAGCCATACCAATCCTATTAATTGCCAGCATAGTAACGCGGGCAGATTTGACCTGTGAAGTTGCTCCTCCAGTAATGGTCTTTCCGCCCGCGATAATTGTTGCTCCACCACCCTTAGACTTTATGGATGATGGGTTAACAAACTTATATGGTTTAATAGTGCTGGTAAATGCCATTATAGACTTGTCCTACCCTGCGCTTGCTTTTGTTGTTCCTGATACTTTTGTTTTTGATCTTCAAGATGACCAAGAAGTTTGTTAACATAATAGTCCTTTTCCCAAGGAACCATGTTTTCCAAATCAGAATAAGACCATTTATGATAATGCATCAAAGCAAAATTAGTTTCCAAATGACTTTCTAAGGTTGCGTGGAGTAGGGCTACGCGAAAAAAGCTCCTAACCCCTCTAACTTGATTGTGCTCTTAACACCTGTCTTTGGATTCTCAACTTCGATATCATGTTCTAGTTTAGGCATATCAGAAAAGAAATTCTGTAGTTTTAAGAACTGATCACTCTTCATACTTTCAAGAAACTCCATAAGTTCTTTCTTGGTGTATGTCTTTACATCATGAACTTCTTCACCTTCATAAATTTGTTCCATGCAACTCACTGACAGTTCAAAAATATTATCAACTGTAATATCTTCTCCCACAAAATTAAGTTTAACAAAAGTATCTAGTGATGGATACTTCATGATCAACCCAACTGTATCAGTCAACTCAATTTTAGTTGAATGATTCTTTGGCCAAGTTACTTCAATAGATTCTAAATCTACCTCAATTTCAACTTGAGTTTCATCGTCATCTGGACAAGTTACCATAATCTTAGAAACTTCACCAATAGACTTTGAACGAATCTTTAGGAATAGATATTCAATATCGAATGTTGCAAGATTATCGACCCTGCCTTTAAGATTAGTGCAGTTTTTAATAATTGTTTTGACTGCATTCATCATATCCTTTTCTTCGCCTAGTTGCATAGCAGTAAGAAGAAGTTTTTCTTCTTTAACTAGAAAGGGACGATATTTAACGGTTTCTTTTGTTGATGGCAATTCCAATTCATATTCAGGAACCACTAATTTAGGTAAAGGCATAATTACTCCAATGTAATAATATCATAAAGCTATTTATCATGTCGAAGGAGTAGTCTGTTGTCCACTTCCGTTCGCTGTTGTAGTTACCGTTGCCGTCTGAGAACCCTGCTGTTGAGCAGCTGGGTCATTTTGTAGTGAACTTGCTTGTGTTGCTTGCTGATTTCCAAGTGTATCAGGTACATTTTGAACTCCACTATTTTTTGGAACATAAAATCTATATCTTTCATAATAGAAAGATACTTCCATGCTCATCGTTCCAGCAGGACCATTAGTAAGTTGCATATTACTAATGTTAAAAGGAAATACATTTGATAATGCCCAGCATCCAGTAACCTGATTCCATTTTACTTGTCCTGCTGTGTTTTGATCTGCAGTAGGATTAACTAAACTTACTGTGTCATTTGTCGGATTAATTCCACCTTTTTCATATTTCATTATGTCCATAAATGGACAAACTGCATCATTATACCAAGAAACTCTATTACCAGAATCTTCGGTAATATAGTTCATCCATCTCTCAAAAAATACTCTAGTCTCTAATTGACGTGGTAAAGTAAAACTAATACTAATTTCGCTAAATGTTGTTCCAGTTGGATACCTATACAAAGAACCAACAGTTTTAGCATCTCCAGTTGTTATTTGTCTACTTGGAATAGTGACATCATTGGCATAATAAGTTAACATTCTCGATTTATCATTTCCAGGGCCGCCATAACTCAATCCACTAGTATCAGCATTATTACCAGTAAAAAAGTCTGTAAAGTAGGTTCCTCCTGGTGACATACAGTTAGGCATTGACCTAAACCTAACCCAGTACATATTGTTAATAGAGGGAGGTTTTCTATTAACAAATGCCCTAAATCCTTGGAAACTATTCGCTCCAGAACCAGTTGTAGAGGTGAATGATGGCATTACTTTGTCTCTATAAATAGATTTATTAGACCCAAATTATTTATGGCTTATACTGGTCGTTATAAACCTGAAAATATTTTTAAGTATAAGGGCGATGTAAATAATATTATTTACAGATCTTCATGGGAACTAAAGTTTATGATTTATTGTGATAGAAATAAAAATATTCTTGAGTGGGGAAGTGAAGAAATCTTTATACCATACACATCTCCCGTTGACGGAAAACGTCATCGTTATTTCCCAGATTTTTACATTAAAGTAAAAAACAAGAATGGTGAAACTAAAAAATATCTTGTGGAGGTTAAACCGCAATACCAAACACAAGAACCACAAAAGAAAAAAAGAGTGACAAAACAATATGTAAATGAAGTAGTGACATATTCAGTCAATCAGGCAAAATGGAAAGCTGCTGAAGAATTTTGTAAAGATCATATGTGGGAATTTATTGTATTAACCGAAAACGAACTTAAGGTATAAAGAATGGCAACATATAGATATCCAGATATAGCTCCAGTTGGTTCTGCTTCAGATGCAGGATTAGCTCAACTTGGTGCTAGTTGGAGTCCAGGTGGAGAAGGTTTAACAAGATGGGTTGACTATATAAAATTTGAATCCTATGAGTTAGAATATAACGGATCAGCAATCTTAGATTCATTTAAAGATGGTACTTCAGCCAGTTCGAGTAATAATCAAGGAAGAAAATCAATAAAAGAAACAGTTTTTCTTTACATGCCAGCAAATATAGCGGCAAGTTATAGTGCAAATTATAACAATGTTGCTTTAGGTGTTGGTGGTGTAATGGCAGCACAAATGCTTGGTAGTAGTTCAAATACCCAAGTAGCCGAGGCATTAAAAAATGCTGCTGCTGGGGCTGCTCCAGAAGCAGGTTTCAATGCAGTTGGAGATGCTATAGGTGCAATCAACCAAGCAATTGGAGTTGGAGGACAAGTAAGCGGTGGTGATCTTGCAGCTCTTACACAAGGTAGGATTTTTAATCCATATGAAGAGATGATATTCCAAGGTGCTAATTTTAGATCTCATCAGTTTGATTTTAAATTAGTAGCTCGTGACAAAACTGAAGCTGCAAATATAGAAAGTATTATAAAATTTTTCAAACAGACAATGTTACCAAAATACGATTCAGACATCGGTAACGCAAAGTCCAGTTCATCTGGAAGTGGAGGAGGAACAGCAGGAGAACAATTAAATTTTGCTGGAAGTGGAGAAAGAAGATACCTTAAAGTTCCTCGCAGACTAAAAGTTGAATTTGTAAGAATTAATAGATCTGGGGATGATTTATCTGGAACTGGATCTGCTAGTGCTAGTGCAATAAAATTATTCAAATTTAAAGATTGCATTATAGAAAGTTTTCAAGCAAATTATACTCCAGATGGAGGATATGTAACTACAGATGAAGGATATGCCCCTGCTATCAATATTCAATTATCATTAAAAGAGGTTGCATTGGTAACTGCAGAAGACATCCAAGGAGGATACTAAAGTGTCAAATTACTTTTCACATTTACCCAACATCAAAGTTGGAATACCAGAAAAAAATTCATCAATCAAAAATTATATTGAAATAAAGAATCTGTTTAGAAGAGTAAAGGCAAAATCGCAAACTCTTAGAAACATGACTTATTTTGAAAAATATAGTATTCCTGGAAATGACAAACCATATAACGTAGCATATAACGTTTATAACAATCCAAAATACGAATGGATTATCTTATTGGTTAATGACATAGTTAACATTTATACAGAATGGCCTCTGTCTTCAGAAGAGTTTGAAGTAATGATCCGCGATAAGTATGGCACCCAAGGAGAACTTCAAACACATCATTATGAAACAAGAGAAATAAAAGATCTTCAAGGAAATGTGATAGTACCAGCTGGATTAACTGTTTCTCAAGATTTTACTAAAAAATTAAATAATGGTGTTATATTAGCTGGCGATGATATATTAGAAAATATTACTTATTATGAATATGAAACTAGATTAAATGAGTCAAAAAGAGATATTTTCTTACCATACCCATCTGCATTATTCGCAATTGAAAATGAAATGAAAACGCTATTACAGTATAAGAGAAGTATTGATACAGAAGGAAATAAGAGCAACTTGAAAAATTCTGGTGATGATGACTTCTACTTATTCAAGTATATCACATCGGGAATTATTAATTAAATTGTAACAAAACTTAACATTCTTTTTTACATAAAAAATGGGGCGTTTTTGAAGCGCCCCATTGGTTTTTAATAGGTGATTTTGAAATCAGTCCTCTTCAGCGAGGCGAGCAAAATAACTCAGGTCATCATCTTCATCTTCACTAAAGGTAGGAAGAGAAGGAGCAGGTGCAGGAGCACTGTTCATTGAAGAACGGAATGAACTGACCTCTTCACCCCAACTAGAAGGTGCTGTAGGACGGGAAACAATCTCATCCTCTTCAGTCTCTTGATCAACACGACGAGCAGGTGCTTTGCTATTCAGCACAGTGTTAAGACGTGCTTCAAGTTCCTCAAAGGTCTTGAAGTTTTTCTCATCAGTAAACTCAGTCAGAGAATACTGCTTCTTCCACACTGCTTCCAGTTCATCATCACTCATGTTACCAAGAGTACCAGGACGGGAGAACTCAGACTTGTCATAGTTCCAGTATCCATCAACCTTGCGGATCTTTACTTTGAAGTCTGCTCCTTGCCAGAAGTCGAAGGGGTTGATGGGGGTTTCATCTTTGAATTCTGGTTGCATTGCTGCCATAATTTTATCAAAGATTTTCTTGCCAAACTTATAGAGGAAGACTCGTCCTTCATTCTCTGGATGTGCTGGATCTTCCACAACATAGATGTTAGCATAATAGCTCAGTTTGCGCTTTTGTTTACGTGCGATTTCTTTATCTGCATCACTACCACTGTTCCAGAGTTGACGATTCATTTCGCCAACAGGATCCTTCTTGTTCAGAGTGGTGAGACTATTCTCAATGTACCAACCACCAGGACCTTGGAAAGCATGACTCCAAACCTTTGCCCAAGGAATATCTTCCCCATCAGGAGCAGGCAGGAATCGAATAACTGCATAACCATTACCCGACTTATCCATCTCGGGTTTCCAGAGGCGTTCATCACCACTAGAACCAGACTCAGGATTAGAGATCTTCTCGACCTCTTTAGTCAGTTTCTCAAAAACAGAATTGGATTGTTTCTTGAGGGTTGCAAAAGACATTTGTATTTCTCCGTATTTTTTGTATTTGTTTGGATTGGTGGGGCGTGACCCCCTCACCCGAACCATCATATCATACCCTATTTAGGCATCCCTGTCAAGGGAGGCCAGCACGTTGTCTAAGTACTGGTTCATGGAGTCAAGGGACTCTGACAAAGTGTTGTACCCAAACATATTAGTGATCAGATCGATCCGATGCTTCATATCAGCAGCATCTTCATCTTCCATGGAAGACAGTTGTAGTCTAGTATAAAATAATTTTTGTTTTTCAATAAGTTGTTTTGTCTTATTGATGTGTTTAATTGCTTTATCTTTTGGCATATCGCCAATTGCTTCTGCTGCTTTTTGCAGATCTAAGTATGTGTCGTAAATTGACTGTAGTTGTTCCTGAACGATTTCAGAATTAAAAAAGCTCATACCTTTTCTCTAACCGTTTTTAATATGATTGTCTTGTATTTCTTACAATCAATCTGTAGAAAGGGAGCATACTTTATTACTTGAGTTCTAACTTGTTTCCAAACGGGATCTGTTAACGTTTGATCAAATCTCTTAACATATCCCAAACAATTTTCAAAAATAATTAAGGTCTCTACACTTATCTCTTTCCTCAAATAGGACGTAAGAAGAATTGGATGACGACCCTTTGAACAAGTGAATAGACTGTCAAAGTTATCCTCATACGGAGAATCAATATTGTCTAATAGACTACATATTTCCTCCTTAAAAATATATAGGAAACTCTCTCGTTTCTTTTTCCATTCTGTATAAGTCGTCTCTCCAGAAGGACGTATGATGTCCTTAATATATCCCTTGTTATCACTTACAAAGTTAGACACGAAATACTCTTGTATTCTATCACGTTCGTACTTAGATGCAAGCTTCTTAAAGAAATAGGCGTCATTCCTTTTATCGAATGACGCCTGACTTGCTCTAGTTTTTCCATTGAATCTAAAGTAATCGTAGTCATCTTTAGTGAAGTGAAGTTTAAGAGATAGATACATCTGATAAACTTCAAATCCAGTCATAATGGTAAGATTCCTCTAGAGGTTTTCTTCATGTAATTTAAATTTTGTGCTTGATATTTCAATTTCTCTTTAAGTGGTTTTGAAATAAGTTTTGATACTGTTTCTATTTCAATATCATTATCTTCGCAATAAGTAACGACTGCTTCAATATAATTTACTAACCCATTAGAGTCTTTAACAATTCTCTCAATATTTTCAGAGAATTTTAAAGGAGTTAGAAATTTATCCTTTTTAATGTCGTTACTGTCCACTCGCGCTACCTCTAGTAAAAGCATCAATATACTCCTTTAATAATGTAAAATAATAATCTAGATTTGTTTTTTCAATCACTTGACAGTGACCTTCTTCTGTTGCGATGATGATCACGATCTTTTTTGGTTGGATGCCAGTCAGTTCGTAAAACATAACTGCATAAGCAGTTGCTTGTACGAAGTAATTTTCAATCCATTCTTCTTTTTTATCTTTATCAGATGTCTTGAAATCGATTACTGCTAAGTCTCCATCAAACTCAGCAATACAATCAACACGACCAGCGACGCCAAGATAATCGGAATATAAAGCCCCTTCAAGCAAATGAATATTATTAATGCGATTAATAACAGGTTTCGCAACTTGAAAAAGTGTGAAAGGCAGAGGATTAAAAGTATCAGAAGTAATATTCCCATTTTTTAAATACTGTTCAACAATACTATGAAACTCTGTTCCTCTTCCAGTTGCTCTTGCCGTCTTCCTGTTAGCAACTTCTTCGCCAACTCTTTGTCTCCACTCCTTAAAGAATGCTGCCTTCTTGAATGAAGTAACAGTAGTGATAGAAGGATAGAACTTTCCAGATGGTACAGGATAAAATCTTTGCCCATCTCTATCTATGGACTCAATATCAGAAAGTTCTACAGGAAGATCAACAAAATTAAACATCAGAAACCTAAATTCAATTTACTAATAATGTAGCTGCGTACAAGTCCAGAACGAACAATGTCATCAACACCAAACTCAATACAACAGAACTCTTCCATTGTCTCAAGAATTTTCATAAAGTCAAGAACACCGTTCTTTTCATTTTGTTTCACAAGGTCGGATTGTGAAACATCACCAGAGAAAACAATTTTCGCATCTTGTCCAACACGAGTGATCATGGAATCAAGTTCATGGAAGTTTAGATTTGCAAATTCATCTACGATGATGATGCAGTTATCAAGGGTAACACCACGAATGTATGAGGTTGACCAGAATGAAATAGTTTCCTGAGTTCTCAGGTTATTATACAGCATCTCGAATGCATTGTCATCTGGCATCTCAAACATAAACTTTACCATATTCTTATAGGGAATCTGATAAAGTGCAGACTTGTCTTCATGATCTCCAGGGAGGAATCCAATCTCTCTGGTTGGAACTAGGGAACGTACAATGTAAATTTTATCGTAAGGAGTATTAGGATTTAATACTTCTCTAAGTGCAAGATAAAGACTGATAAATGTTTTACCCGTACCAGCACAACCATGTAGAACTAAATGTTTGTCTTCTGCCCAACAGTCAAACACAGCTTTCTGTGAATCTGTTAGTGGTTCAATGTTGAGAAGATGCTCATTGTTAATGGGCTTCTTTCTTCTCATTTGCTTTGCACTCATCCCTGCAGGTACTACTGCATTGTTGTTCCGTTTTTTTACTGGCATACTAGGTGAAACGAGAAAGGTTTGCTCTTGGGTGTGATGCCTGAACTCTAGACATTACTTCTTTAAAACCATCAGACTGTTTAGGGAGACCATAGGTAACTCCACCGATACCTGCAGACCAATCTTTTTCCCAGTCAGGATTGTCTTTCCTCCACTGATCATAATCGGCCATAGACATATAGAGTTCTTTAGTCTCTCCAGTCTTATTGTTTTTGACGGGATATGTTGGCAAGATACACCTCCTCTTATTTAGTGTTATGAACTTCAGACAATTCAGAGAATTCTTTTTTCAATTCTTTACGAATCTTTTGATAAAAATCTAGAATGTCATGATTATTATTGTAGACAAGACCGCAATCTTTAGCGATTTGAATTACTTCTTGATTATTCATTTTAATCGATCCTAATACAAGGGGGTACATCTTCACATTCGCAATCACCACTACACCAACCAAGTGCCTCAGCAACACTAGGGAATTGGCAAATAAACACTTTCTTTGCTGCATTAGCAATATCCATGTGCTCTTTTTGAGTGCCGTTAGCAGAACGAAGATTAATATAATGAATCCATGAACGACACGAGCCAGTCATGTAAATTCTGGTTGGGACTGCCAAGGGAAGCACGAAACGTGCTGATTCCTTTGCCACACCTGCAGCAAGCATATCATCATACAGATCCATAATGTCTGCAAACAAATGCTTGGTACGACGTTCAAAACTTCTCTTGAGTTCAGGATCAAGATCATCAGTAGAGTTTTGACGATTCTTGGTGTCCTGCTTGCGAAGTTCGGGAACAGGAATCTCTTCAGTCAGGAGAGTTGCATCAGCATATCTTTGTGAAAATTCTTGATATGTGAAAGATCTATGACGAAGAATTTGAGCTGCGATACCACGATTGGTTTCAATCTCAAGAGTCATAGTAGACTGTTCAAAAACAGACCAATGATTATGATCAATGCAATACTTTAGAAGTTTGGCATAGTTGGGGTTTTCCTGGTTTGCAGGGTTACTTACCCGTGCGATATATGCCATTGTCTTTTCTGCATCAGGAGTTACAGAAACTAAACAAACTTTAGCCATTAGATCTTTTACCTCTCAAAATTCTTGCAACGATTACAACCCCGAGGGATTCAACATAACCTATCTTATCAAGACTGAACATTTTTGTCAAGGAAACGTTAAAAGCAAACATGAATAGCAGTGGAAGAATTACTGTATAAGTAAACAATCCATTAATGACTGCCATTAATTTTTCAACATTTTCTTGCTTTTCCTGTTCTTCAATTTGTTTTTGAAGATCTTCCTCTTCTTCTTTAGCAGGACCCCTAGGATCCAAATAAACTGTCATCTTATTCGTCATTTTTCTTACAATCAGCACTCCAAGGAGAACATAGTCTCATCTCTCCACCTAGAGATTGACACTCTTTAGTATAACATACTGTTGGATCAATGGCACTATCTATGAACCTAGGTTTATCAACTCCAGACTCTTTCAATCCAGATTTTTTGATGTAATCATCAATAGCATTATCAACATCACGTTTATATCTACGTTCTAGTTTGTCAGGATCTTTAAGTATAAGTTCATTAAGTATACTTTGTGGAAAATATTTTCTTTGAATTTCGTCCAATAAATCCCAAAGTCCATGCTCAGATACTCCAGTACACTGTGATAATGTTGCGATGATTGTAGAAACAACTACACCAACGATGATTAGTTGTTTCTTATCTGGTTTCTTTTTACCGAAGTTGAAATTAAAGTTCATTTCTTTTTCTTTTCCTTTTTAGGTGGATCCCACAATTTAGGATTGGTCCTACCTTCAGACTGTTTAAAGGTAATAAAATCATCACGATACCTATCCCAGTAATAATCAAAGATATCAACTTTTTTATCTGTAATCACAAGATCATAACAAATAGAACCGTCCATTTTATATGTAACTAGGTAGCAGTTATAAGGTAAAGAACGATCTTCTGCTAGAGAAGGATCACAATCTTTATGGATAATCTTCATCAGGAACGACCTCCCCATTTAATTTGGGGAAAGGCTTCTTGTACTACTGCTTTTGTTATTCGATATTTATCTTGAAGTTTTTTATCCTTCACCAGAACAAGTAACTCTGCTTCAGAAGAATGAAGTCCTTCAAGCATTTGGATAAACATTTGTTCACGCTTAAATTGTTTCAGAGTAGCATCTCCACCCTTAATGAAGTAATACAGTTTACGTGCTTCTTTCTCAAGAACGGTATGTTCTGTTCCTGCAGGTGCTTCATTAGGACGGTAAGGAACTTCACCTTCAGGAATCAAAGAAACTACACTCTCATCGTAGTTCCAAATCAAAATAGAACGAAGTGCTTGTGTATTATTTTCCTGAAGGAGTTTGATTTTTTCTGCTTTAGTTTTTGCGTTTGATACCTTCTGAAGAACTTCAGAAATCAGAAGGCGATTGCTTGTAGTCATTGACATTTCAAAACTCCTCAATTTTTTCAAGTAAAGTAATAAGTTGGTTGCTCACAAAATAAGTATACATTTTGTTTCGTGGAGCTGGGGTCACTGAATCATATGATTCGATAATTTTTTCTTCAACCTCTACAGGTATATATGAGAAATCAATCAGGGTCAAATTTCTCTTATAATATTGCATCTGTTCTTCATTGCAAAACTGATCTGGGGATAGATTTACAATCTTATCCAAGGTCTTTTTAATTAGTGGTCTCTGCCTCTTACCTTCAACAAAGGTATCGTCTGGGGAAAGGTAGTTTGGGATACCATCTGACTTATCACCTTTTAGTACATGCTCAATGATATATTGCTTTGGATTCATTCCAGAAACAAACTTTTTCATCACAGGATTATACTGCTTAAGCCAAGGATACTTCTGCAGTTGAATAAAATCTTTATCCCCAGAAAGAATAAGAACCTTCTCAACAGGTTGCATATCTTTCTGTAGACGAATATTCTTAACTGCAACTTGCTTGGTCATCACAGAAATAATATCATCTGCCTCAGCACCATCTACTTCCATAACTGTGTATGGCATATGTAAACGAATCTCGTCTCGGATTTCATTTAAAACTTCAAAGATCTGACTCCAATTAAAGTTGGACTTTTCTCGATCTTTCTTGCGTGTTCCTTTATAGTAAGGAAAGAACTCTCGTCGCCAGTAACGCTTAGAGTCATAACAAAGGACTAGTTCACGCCCGTACTCTTCACAAAACTTCTGGACATACATCCGAAGTGAGTTGAGTACCATGTGGCGAACTAGTCCTTTATCGATTCCTTCTGAGATTTTGGTTTGAACCATGAGATTGGAAATCATCACTTGGTTCATGTCGATAAGGATCATGTTAGATTTTAATCATCTTCATCCTCTAGTATATCATCCTCATCGAGCAGTGTCAAGTAAGTCAGTTCATCTCGTAAGATCTCTCCATCTTCATCATACATCTCTGGGTGAAGTATGTGTTTTGCATATCCAGCCTTATCATACCAGGCATCAAATAGGTTGTTTGCAAACCAACCTCCCATAAAACCAACTATAAACGTTCCTATTGTTAGGAAAAATGAAATGTAAATAAACTCTAAATTGCCCATGGGTCCTCTCCTAGATACAACAAATTATAAAGGGCCCAACCTCCTAAGTTCTAAACTTGTAAGTATTTATTACACCCAACCCATTGCTCTAAAGTATTGAACAGATTCAGTACATCCACCCAACTTTAGGTCATCACAAATTACCTGAGGGAATGTTGTACCTTCTCCAAACTCAGAATAAAATTGTTCTTTGGTGAAGTGCTCACCTAAAATATATTCAGAATAGTTTGCTCCTTTACCAGTAAGAACGGTTTTGATTTTGTCGCAATATGGACATCCTTTCTTCGTATAGACTGCAAATTTTTTTTGATTAATTTTTGACATTGGTTCCTCCAAATAAATTTTTAAATTTCTCAGTATCTTTTTTAATTTGAGTCAATGCTTTTACTTTTACATTTTCGTCTTTAACCCAAGTATCGTAATGATCTACAACTACTTGGATTACACTATTAAAAGTTTCCTGATGTAATTTGTTTAGTTCGGAAAAATCAAATTTAGAATTCATTTTATTTTTTTATTTAGAATCGGGATGACAGGATTCGAACCTGCGACATCTCGCTCCCAAAGCGAGTGCTCTACCAAACTGAGCTACATCCCGAAGGCGGAAAGGGTGGGATTCGAACCCACGGATGCTTTCACATCGCTAGTTTTCAAGACTAGAGCCTTCAACCACTCGACCACCTTTCCATAAAAGGGGGTTTCCCCCCACAAGATTATATATCTCAGAAAGAGTAACGAACTTTCAGTTCACCACCAAGAGCAAAGACTTCGCTATCAAAACCATACTCACCAGCAACTTTAGCTTTGCCAGTCAGGTTTTTAGCGATAGGGAAGTTAATACCAACTTCACCCACAGCAACACCTTCATTGGTGCCACCATTGTTCCACTCGTAACCAGGGCCGATTTCACCGAATACGGTTACACCACCAGTCTTTTGCTCGTAACCAACACGAAGTTCGGTTTGAGCACCAGTGAAATCACCACCATCGGTAATGACGCCAGCAGCAGTAGTCTTAGACTCCACATAGGGAGCTGCCATAGCAGGTGCCGCCAGCATAGGCAGAACGGCAAGAGCAATGAATTGTTTCATAAAAATTATTCCTCAGAATTATTTAAGATTTCCCCTTCAGGGGAGTCAGTATTATAGGGCAATTCAGATCCCCTGTCAAGGGTTTTGATGGCATACAAGGAAGATTTAAAATATCTAGAGACCTTCTTCATCTCTTTCCAAGTTTCTTTTTTACCCAATTCCTTTTTGTGGATTTTTTGTATTGCTCCAAGTTCATCCATTTGTTTAAGAATTTTTCTTGTCAAATAGTCATCTTTGCTCATTAAATTTCTCCTTGTATTTCTGTGTCAACACTTAAGTATTGTGTTCTGACAAATCCGTGCTTTCCATCAGAAGGTTCATAATCATCTCGGGTACGGACATCATCAACTTTAATAGTAAATCTAAAATTAGTTCCTGGTTTGGTTGCACGTTTTACTCTATTTCCGTCAGATGGATCTGGAAATTGTAACACATGCCAACTATCAGAATCAGCAGTAATAATATCCCACCAAGGTTGAGTTCCCTGAGATTTTGTTGGTGGCATTCTACCTGGCAACTGATCATTTTCAGCAAATCCAGTGCCTTTACCCCAAGGTGGTATGCCAACTAATCGAACTCTAGTAGACCAAGTATTAGATCCAGTTCTTATAGGAGTCCATTGCAGAGCAAGTTCTAAACTTCTTCCACGATATAAAGATGATCTTTCAGATGCATCTGAATTTTTTTCTCCTTGATAAGATCCAAAAAATAAATATCCTAATCTACCATCTGTTAGTCCACTTGGATAACCCTCTGCTGCACCATCTTTAGTAACTCCCCAAAAATAATGATATTGGAAAGTTCTACCATTCATAAAATCTTCCCAAACTCCTGTACCCATTCCAGGAACAAGAATTTCTCTTGGAGATCCTGCATTAGTATACAATGGATATTCTACATTGTCAAATATAAATGTAAATTTTTGTGGTCTCCCTCCTCCAAATCCACCTCCACCTTTGCGAAGAGATGCATCGGCATTCGTAGGTGTATTCCATCCAGAGTGAAATCCGCCAACTGCTTGATCAAAATATTCCAGAGATACCGCAGGATGATCTATAACATAACTCCATCCAGCAGACCCGCCCTGTCCTGTAGAGTCTCTATTTGAACAAGAACCGCCAGTAAGACCCATACCATCAGCAGTAAGACCTCTAGCACCTTCATTGCCTCCACCGCCTCCTCCGCCTCCTCCGTCACCCGAAGTGAGATTCTGACCATCTTTTCCATGTGCTTCTTTTGTTGACCATAGTGTACTACCATCTGGTTTTTTAATTTTCAATGCAAAACCAGCAGGATTTCTTTGCCAATCATTTTCACTTGTAGCATTTACACCATTACCAACAATTACTCGTATTACATATCTTCCAGAAGAAGAAATATTGTAATTGGAAATATCTGGATTTGCTGCACGAAACTCAGATGTCCATCCAACTAGAGTCCAAGATTGAGCTCCTGATACAGTAGCAGGTAAAGAGGATGGAGGTGTTATAAAACCATTATTATTACTCATCAACTCATCCCCAAGAATGGCTTCAAAAGATCCATTATACAAAATGTCAGATACATAACTACCTTCTCCAGGATCAAACCAAGGAGCAATATAAACTGCCATTTGATTATCCGCTTGCATCTCAAATTTGTATGATCCAGTTACAGAAAAATTCAAATTAACTCTATTTTCTAATTCTTGTCCCGCATAATTTTGTTGTCCAGGATTAAACCAAACTACATAATCATTAAACCATTCACTCCATAAAGAATGTTTTACTGGTGGTTCAAATACATTCTTAGCCATTAAAGTAGTAAATCTTGATCTACTTAAAGCATCAGAAGAAGTTTCTAAATCCTCATTCCAAGTGTAATTATCCCAATTACCCCAAGGTTTACCAGTAGATCCTTTGTAATAATTACACCCATTACCACCTCCACCGCCGCCGCCACCTATAGAAGCAATCAATCTATCATTGAGGTAAACGTCCGTAGCTCCTCCACCGCTTCCACCGTATCCTGATACACCATTAGGACCAGCATAACCACCAAACCCTCCACGATTATATCCTGGTAAAGTCCTACGTGGTTTATTATCATAACTCCTTCCAGATAATCCTCCACCACCAATAACAATTGTTAATTGATTTCTAACAAGAATATCTAAATTAACTGTGAGATATGCAAATGAACCAGTCCCTCCAGAATTATTTCCACTTCCAGTTGGTCCATCAGCAGCATCACCACCACCAGCACCTCCTCCTGCACCAAAAATAATAATTGATACGGCATTAATACCAATAGGTATAGTGTTGGTATAAATTCCAGGTGAAGAATAATAATCTAAGGCACCACAAATAAGACTATGGTAATAGCGATAAGTTATAGGTTGTAAACTACTTTGTAATCCAGTATCAGGAACAACAGGACCACTATAGTCAGTAACAACAGGGCGGCAATGTCTAAAATAACTAATTGTTTGTGTGGTTCCATCTGGAAGTTCTAATTCAACTTCCTGCACTTCACATTCCATTGTAGGAACATCTAAATTCAAATTTGATATTCCATTGTCAGGAATTGGATTATATGCAGGAACAAAATCAGGATCTTCTAGTTCTGCACAAAGCTCAGTCAAAATATTTTGACCGTCTCCACCATCGAATAAATTTGGTACATCACAAATAGGACCATATCCATCACCAGTCAAAAGATTTCTAACCTGAACTGTTCTACAAATCTTAGGTGATATTCTATTTTGAGTAATTGTTTCAGTATCAAATTGAAATTCTTGACCTATATTTGGTTCATCAAGAATAACTTCTCTCGCAACAAATCCCACCTCTGGAGGAGGAGCTATATCACAAATAGGTCCATATAATCCTTGTGGATAATATAACGTCATTGATATCGCAATTTCTTTACATTACTATTTAACCATAAAAAAGACCCCCCGAAGGGAGTCTTAAAAACTATTGAGTTTTTATCAACCAATCGAAGGTGCGGTGAGTGCCACAGGGGTCATCTCAGAAGCAGCAAGATCGAGAGGGAAGTTGTGAGCATTACGTTCGTGCATCACTTCCATTCCGAGACCAGCACGGTTCAGAATGTCAGCCCAAGTGTTAATCACACGACCTTGTGAATCGATGATGGACTGGTTGAAGTTGAATCCGTTGAGGTTGAACGCCATTGTTGATACGCCCAAGGCAGTAAACCAGATACCGACAACAGGCCAAGCAGCAAGGAAGAAGTGTAGCGAACGAGAGTTGTTGAACGAAGCATACTGGAAGATCA